ACCGCGACGCTGCGCCCGTCGAGACGGTGACGCCGGCCATGCTGCGCGAGCGGGCCAAGCGGCAGCACGAGGCCACCAAGGTCGCGCTCGCCATCATCGCGCGCGAGAACCGCGGCGAGAGCAGCCGCCCGCCGTTTGGTGGCGTTCTCGGCGCGCTACGGGCGCTAGACGCCGCGCGCATCGACGGTGCGCCCTTGCGGTCGACCAGCGACCCGTCGCGGTTTGAGGCGCAGTCTTGGGGCGGCAGCGGGGCATCGCAAGGGGACGCCGCGCAGCGGGCTGTCGAGCGCATCGCGCCCGTGTCGCGGCTGTGGGCGCTGTGCCTCGCGGACGGCTGGACGCTGCGCACGTACCCGGTCGAGGAGCGGCTGTCGGCAGCGCAGGCGCGGGCGGTCGTCGTGTGGTCGGTGCTCGGCGTCATGGGCAGCCGACTACCGATGCAGCATCCGCAGCCGCGCTTCGGGGAGGGCGTGCGGCAGCAGAAGCCTAAGACGCGCATCGCGGTGCGTGGCAGGCCGCGCAAGGGCGAGGAGGACGTTGACCCGTACGAGGAGCCGCTTGCCAGCGATATCGCGGCGTACGCGTCGCAGGCGTTCGGCGTCGAGGTGCCAGTCGGGCACGTGATCACGATGCGACGCGAGGGGCTGCTAGAGCTATATCGGGCAATGAGCGCGCGCGGGCTGGTCCCGCACGACGGGAGGTTGACGGCTATGGCTGCGAGCAGGGCAACACCGTGGGATCTGCAAGGCTGGAAAGAGATTGCGACGACGTGCGGCTGTAGCGAGCGCACCGTGCGGTATCTGTCAGACGAGAAGTCGCTGCCGGTTTACAAGACCTTTGCGGGCGTCGTCGCGGTGAAGGCCGAGCTGCAAACGTGGATGGCCGAGCACCTTGCGTCTGGCAGGCGTCCACCGAAGCCGCGCAAGAGGGGCGAATGATGCGTCAATGCGCGCCTATCGTTGCCGCGCAATCGGCTTGCGCCGACCCTGTATTGCGTGCGTCCCTTACAATGCGCGGGATTCCTGCGATGGTGATGGCATGAGCAAGCGGCAGCGGAAGGGCGAGGAGCCTCGGCAGCTGAGCGCGCCGCTCGGCAGGCCGTCGCACATCACGCCAGCGTTCACGCAGCGGGTATGCGCGCGAGTCGAGAACGGGCTGCGTCTACCGGCAGCGCTCGAAGCCGAGGGCGTGTCGCCGCGATGCATCGAGAAGTGGCGCTCGCAGGCTGACGCAGGACGCGAGCCATACGCGGATTTCTTCGGCGCTGTCGCACGCGCGCGCTCGGCATTCGAGCAGTCCATGCTCGACCAGATACGGCTGCAAGCCAAGCCCACGCAGGCTGGCGAGGAAAGCGACTGGAAAGCTCGCGCATGGCTGCTTGAGCGCACGATGCCTGAGACGTACGCGCCCTCGCAGCAGCTCGTCATCCGCGCGCAGGAGGCCGCGGCAAACGACGTGCTGACGGCTGCTCGCGAGTGCTTGCCGTCTGAGTGGTACGCGGTGCTGCTCGCGCGGCTTGCTGGCGATGACAGGGCCGACGACGACGAGGCCGCAGACGAGGCGCATTGATGACGGTGCGCGAGCTGATACGCGGTCGGCGGCAGGCGCAGGTGTCGACGCGGCTGCGAGCGGCAGCGGCGCAGGAGCTTGAGCGACTGCGCGCGGAGAAGTCGCCGTCACGCGAAGACCCGCGGCGCAGGCTGAGCCTCGTGGATTACGTGCACGCGCTGTCTCCGCGATGGGAGCCGCCGCAGCACCTCGCGCCGGTGGCCGCTCTCTTCGAGCGCGCGATGCGTGGCGAGACGGTGCGTGCGTGCGTGAGCGTCCCGGCGCAGTTCGGCAAGACCACGCTGATCCAGCATGGAATCGTGCAGATGCTGTCGCGTCATCCGACGTGGCCAGTGGTGTACGCGTCGTATTCGGCCGACTTCGCGCACGACCGCAGCAAAGAGATTCGCGACCTCGCACGCGAGGCCGGGCTGTCACTGCGCGACGACACGAGCGCGGCTGGACGCTGGCGTCTGGTCGAGGGTGGTGGTCTGCTCGCGACGGGCATCGGCGGGCCGCTCACCGGCTATGCCGCGCAGGTCGTCGTGGTCGATGACCCGCACAAAAATCGCGAAGAGGCTGAGTCGCGGCGCGAGCGCGAGAAGATTTCCGACTGGCTGCGGTCGACGGCGCTCACGCGCATCGCGCCCACGGGCTCGTGCATCGTTGTGCATACACGCTGGCATCCCGACGACCTCATCGGCAGGCTCGAAGCTGACGGCTGGGAGGTCGTGAATCTCCCGGCGATCACCGCCGAGGACGAGTCGCTGTGGCCGTCGCAGCGCCCGCGTGAGTTCCTGCGCCAGCGCGAGCGCGAGGTCGGGCCGTACGAGTGGGCAGCGCTTTACATGGGCCAGCCTCGAGCGCGCGGTGGCGCAGTTTTCTCAGCAACGCCGACGACGTACTCGACGCCACCGGGCGAGCTCACGCGCGGCATCGGGCTCGACCTCGCATACTCAGCGAAGACGAGCGCGGACTGGTCGGTGGCAGTGGTGATGGGCAAGGCGGGACAAGGGCAGGACGCGCGGTACTACGTCCTCGACGTGCTGCGCGCGCAGATGCGTGCGAGCGATTTCGCGCAGCAGCTCGCGATGCTTAGGGCACGCTGGCCGCACACCGCGTCGCGCATCTACGCAGGCGGCGCTGACCGCGGCGCGCTCGACTTCCTCGCGCTGCCGCCACCTCGAGGAGTCGGGCTGCAAGTCGAGGTCAAGACGGCCATCGGAGACAAGTACGCGCGCGCCACACCGCTGGCAGCAGCGTGGAACGCGGGCCGCGTGCTCGTGCGCGAGGGCGCTGCGTGGCTGCCTGACCTCTGCGACGAGGTCGCGCGATTTACGGGGCAGGGCGACGCGCACGACGACCAAGTCGACGCGCTCGCGGCTGCGTTCGACCTGCTCGCGGAGATGCACGTCGGCAGCGGCGTCGCGAGCACTGGCAGGCGCGTGTCTGCTGACCTGACGACAGACTACGCGCCCCGCGTCGGGCGCAAGAACTACTGGGGTTAGCCGATGACGTCTCGCAAGCCACGCACGCAGAAGACCGCGCCGGTCGCTGCCGCTGCGCCTGAGCCGATGGGGCCGGTCACGCGCATCCCCGAGATGGGTCGCGTCATCAGGCCGCAGTCGCTGTCGGCCATCAGCGGGCGCGCGCTACAGCCGGTGTCGCCGGGGCGCATCTCGACGGCGCTGCGCGAGCTCGACTTCGGCAATTACGAGTATTGGGCGGACATGGCGACGCAGATGCGCCGTGACCCCGTCGTGCGTCGCGCGTACTCGACGCGCCGCTCGTCGGTGGCTGGCCGCGGCTTCGCCGTGCGCATGGCCGACGACGTCGCGCCCGAGATGCGCGGCGCTGCTGAAGAGCTGGTGCAGTTGACCAAGGAATGGCTCGTGTCGCTTGAGGCGCGCGAGACGTTCCTGATGCGCGTCCTCGACGCCATCGGCATGGGCATCTCGTGTCACGAGCTGGTGTGGTCGCGTCGCGGCGGCGCGTGGATGCCGCAGCCGGTGCCAGTGCAAACGCGCAACTTGCGGTACGCGCAGGACTGGTCACTCGAGGTCAGGGACTTTGACTACCAGTGGTACAACACGATCAACTATCCGGCGAAGTTCCTCGTGCACGTGCCGTGGACGGACCCCGGCCGGCCGATGGACCAAGGCGACTTCCTCGCGGCGGTCTTTTACTGGATGTTCAAGCGCAACGTCTGGACGTTCTGGTTGGTTGGCGCTGAGCGATTCGGCAATCCACTTGTGCTCGCGCAGATGGCCGCGTCGTCGGATAGCGCGCAGCGGCAGCGCATCCTCGACGACCTACAGCAGCTCACGGCCGACAGCGTCGGTGTCACGAGCGGCACGTCGGATATCAAGATCATCGACCCTGCAGGCGCAGGCTCGACGGGCGTCTGGAAAGAGCTTCGTGCGTCGCTGAACGAGGAGCTGTTCCTCGCGCTCGGCGTCAGTCCCGATCTCTATCTCAGCGGCGCAAACGGCTCGCGCTCGAGCACGGAGACGCGCGACGGCGTGCGGCTCGAGAACAGCAAGCTCGACTCGACGCTGATGTGGGGCTCAATCACGCGCGACGTGGTCAGGTGGCTCGCGTACTACAATCTGCGCCGCGCCGATATCCCGCTGCCGGTCATCGAGACGCTCTTTGACGACAGCCTGCCGATCACGCGCGACGCCATCGACACCGGCAGCGTGCGCGTCAACGAAATCCGCGCCTCGCTGGGCTTGCCCGCGTGGAGCGTCGAGGACGGCGGCGAGAACATCGCGAAGATTCAGCTACCGCCTGCGCCTCCGGGCTCTCCGCTGCCCTTTGAGGCCGCGCCGCCAGTCGAGACGGGCTCGCCATCGATCGAGGCCGTGACGCCCGCTGAAACGCTCGGAGGTGCGTCCGCGGAGCGCCCTTTCTCGACGTCGCCGGGCTCGGCGCATGGGATGCCAGCGCTGTCGATGACGTCGGCGACTTCGCGGACGTCCTCGCTCTCAGCGACCCCGCGGACAAGGCGCGCGTACAGGCAGTAATCGGGCGACCGTACGTCGTCGCCGCGGAGACTACGCTTGAGGGCGTCGTCGCGTTCACGCCGGTACGCGAGGCCATCGCCGTCGCGTCGGCCGGTGGCGCGAGCGCTATCGAAGAGGCCGTCGCCGCGTTCAAGGGCACGCCGGAACTTGAGCGGCTGATTTACGAAGCGTCGGTGAAATCCGACCTCGCAGGCCAGATGTTCGTGCGCCTCGTGGAGCTCGACCCGCAGGGCGCGCAACGGCAGCTCGCGGTCGACTTGCGGCCCGCGTTCTTGAAGATGCCATTTTCGGAAGCGGTGGCCTTCTGGCGCGAGCGCGGCGGTGACCCCGACATCCTCGAGTTTGTGCTGCGCGCGTATCGCCGTCGCGCTGCGCTGGCCACCGACGAGCAGCTCGACGTCATCTCGCGACGCGCCGTCGAGGAGCTACAGCGCACGCTCGAAGAAGGCAACACGCTGCGCGACTTCCGACGCGCGATGGAAGACCAGACCATCACGCTCGGCATTGCGCCGCAGGATCCCAGTTACCTTGAGAACGTCTACAGGACCAACGTCGCAAGCGCGTATGGCGCGGGACGCTGGACGCAAATGAATGACCCCGACGTCCTCGAGGCTCGCCCGTATAGGCAGTGGCTCACGGCGCAGGACAATCGCGTGCGCGCTGAGCACGCGCCGATGAATCGCAAGGTTTGGCGCGCTGATGATTCGTCGTTCGCGAACATCTCGCCGCCTGCCGGATTCCAGTGTCGCTGCGTCATCACGACGCTGTCGGAAGAAGAACTCCGCGACGAGGGCTTGCAGGTCATCACCAGCATCCCATCGGGATTCATGCTGACGCCCGGCTTCGGCGCATCGTCTTTTGTGAGGTCATAATGGCATCTACCGCAACAGCCTTCGACGGCTCACGCAAGCTCGCGCTGCGCGCCACGCTCGGCGCGTTCGCTGACGTCGCCGCGCAGCCCACCATGAAGGCACCGCTGCTCGCCAACGCTCAGTGCTCGTGGGTTGAGATGGCCTACGAGAGCGAGTGGAACGGCCACCCAGCTGGGCCGTTTGCATTCACGCGCGAAGTCTTCGGCGACATCAAACGCCTCTACGACGCAGGCGAGCAGCCGGTGCCCGTGCTCTGGGGCCACCCGCGCCACGACATGGGCGTGCCCATCGACGCGGCTGGCTGGATTCAGGCGCTCGAGGTGCGCGACGGCGCGACGGGCTGCGAGCTGTGGGGCTACGTCGAGTGGACTGACGACGCCGCCAAGCGCATCGCGTCGGGCGCGCAGCGCTTCTGCTCAGTCGTTGTTGACTTCGCGCCGATTGACCGCGCGACTGGCGAGGTCGCTGGCCTCGCTGAGCTGTACGAGCTCGGCCTCACGCCGTCACCGTTTCTACCGGGCATGACGCCCATCACTCTCTCCCGCGTCGGGACTCCGTCGCGGAGGTCAACAAGGAGTCTCGCAATGGATCCCACGAAGGTTTTGATGGCAATCGCGACGGCGCTCGGTCTCAAGAAAGACGCGACGCCGGAGAAAATGAAGAAGGCGTTTGACGCGCTTGTGGCGCTTGCGGGCGCGATGGCCGAGGAGGCCATGCCCGCTGCGACGATCACGGAGGAAGTTGTCGACGCGGCGATGAACGAGAAGAAGCTCAAGGAGCTTT